TCTTAGTGAATCAGCACGAGGATAAAAAAGTTACTAAGATTTCGGATGAGGTTGTAGACAAAAGCACCACCGCACTTAAGAGAGTATCACAGGAACAGCTACAGCGTGAGTTTGATTATATCCAGGCAGAAAAATTACTTAGAAAGATGCTTGGAAAAGGCTTAATAACTGAAATAGAGTTCCACAAGATAGACGCACTAAATCGCCAAACTTTCTCCCCTTTTTTAGCAGAGATAATGCCCTGAAATCGTTGATATATAAGGGTTTCAGAGGTAATATGTGACCTACCAAGAAGGAGGTGAGAGGATGAAAAAGATAACGAAAATAGAAGGAAATACTGCCAACCCCTTTATTAAGCCAAAAACACGAGTAGTTGCCTACTGCCGGGTTTCTACAGATAGCAATGAACAACTAGTCAGCTTGCAAGCACAAAAGGCCCATTATGAGAGCTACATAAAGGCAAATCCAGAATGGGAATACGCAGGCTTATATTATGACGAGGGTATCAGCGGCACGAAAAAGGAAAACCGCTCTGACCTACTTAGAATGTTATCAGACTGTGAAACTGGGAGAATTGACTTAATCATTACAAAGTCCATCAGCCGATTTGCGAGAAATACTACAGACTGCTTGGAGATGGTTCGAAAACTGATAGACCTTGGGGTTCATATCTATTTTGAGAAGGAAAACATCAATACAGGTTCAATGGAAAGTGAATTGATGCTCTCCATTTTAAGTGGGCTTGCAGAAAGTGAGTCAATTTCCATTTCAGAGAATACGAAGTGGGCCATTCAAAGACGATTTCAAAACGGAACCTTTATAATTTCCTACCCACCATATGGGTATCAAAACATTGATGGTCAAATGAAAGTAATCCCTAAGCAGGCTGAAATTGTAAAGTATATTTTTGCAGAAGTATTATCGGGCAAAGGTACACAGAAAGTTGCAAATAATCTTAATCAAAAGGGTATCCCATCAAAAAGAGGTGGCCGTTGGACGGCTACTACCATTCGAGGGATTCTGACCAATGAAAAATATACTGGCGACGTTATTTTGCAAAAGACTTATACTGACAGCCATTTTAACAGGCACACCAATTATGGTGAGAAAAATATGTATCTAGTAGAAAACCACCATGAGGCAATTATCAGCTATGAGGATTTTGAAGCTGTAGATGCCATTCTTAATCAGAGAGCAAAAGAAAAAGGCATCGAAAAGCGCAACAGCAAATATCTAAACCGATATGCTTTCTCTAGCAAAATTATCTGCTCGGAATGTGGCAGTACCTTTAAAAGACGGATTCATTCATCCGGTCCAAGAAAATACATTGCTTGGTGCTGCAGTAAGCATATAAGCAATATAACGGAATGTTCTATGCAGTTCATACGAGATGATGATACAAAGACTGCATTTGTCACGATGATGAATAAACTCATTTTCGGTCAGAAATTCATATTAAGACCACTTTTGAATGGGTTACGTAACCAGAACAATGCGGCAAGTTTTCGCAGAATTGAAGAATTGGAAACTAAGATTGAAAACAACATGGAGCAGAGCCAGATGCTGACGGATTTAATGGCCAAAGGGTATCTGGAACCTGCCCTGTTTAATAAAGAAAAGAATTCACTGGAAGCAGAAAGAGAAAGGCTTCTTGCTGAAAAGGATCAACTTACTCGTTCCGTCAATGGCAATTTTGCAAAAGTAGACGAAGTTGACCGTTTACTTAAGTTTGCCACTAAGTCCAAAATGCTCACAGCCTATGAGGATGAGCTGTTTGAAAATTACGTAGAAAAGATTATTGTTTTTTCACGAGAGGAAGTCGGATTTGAATTAAAATGTGGAATCACATTGAAGGAGAGGTTGGTGAATTAGATGGGTCACACACCCTATGGATATAGAATTGAAGATGGAAAGGCTGTTGTGGATGATATAGCAGCAGAAAAAGTAAGAGAATTATTTTCAGGGTACTTAGCAGGACTTTCTTTGAAGGGCGCTGCTAAAAAAGCTGGGCTAGACTGCTACCATGCCACAGCAAGTAAGATGTTGCAGAACAAGCATTACTTGGGCGATGAATTCTACCCTCCAATTATTGATGAAGAGACCTTTGAAAAAGCCAGAGTAGAAAAACGAAAACGAGCAGAAAAGCTCGGAAGGATATGGGAGCCTAAAGATGAACCGGAAAGGGATTACCCTGTAAAGTTCAAAGCAAAACCTCTGGTGCAAAAATATGAAGATCCATATAAGCAGGCAGAATATGCCTACAGTTTGATAGAAAGTGAGGTCTAACAAGTGGCGGTAAGTAGGAATGTAACAGTGATTCCGGCAATTAAACGGGTTGGAAATAATAAAAATAGTGAAAGCAAATCAAAAATACGAGTGGCTGCTTACTGTCGTGTTTCAACGGATAGTGAGGAGCAAGCTTCAAGCTATGACATTCAGATTGAACATTATACAAATTATATTAAGAAGAACAAGGAATGGGAATTGGCAGGAATTTTTGCGGATGACGGTATCACAGGTACAAATACCAAAAAGCGTGATGAATTCAACCGCATGATTGAAGAGTGTATGGCGGGCAATATTGATATGATTATCACAAAATCCATCAGCCGATTCGCTAGAAACACGTTGGACTGCCTTAAATACATCCGTCAATTAAAGGATAAAAACGTTGCTGTGTTCTTCGAGAAAGAGAATATCAACACCATGGATTCCAAGGGGGAAATCTTGCTGACCATTATGGCATCCCTTGCCCAACAAGAAAGCCAATCCTTAAGCCAGAACGTTAAGCTAGGTATTCAGTATCGCTATCAACAAGGTGAAGTACAGGTCAACCACAAGCGTTTCCTTGGATACACCAAGGATGAAAATAAGCAGCTAGTGATTGAACCAAAGGGTGCTGAGGTTGTTAAACGGATTTACAGAGAGTACCTTGAGGGAGCAAGCCTTTTACAGATAGCAAGAGGGCTGGAAACAGACGGTATTCTTACAGCGGCAGGCAAAGCCAAATGGAGACCAGAAACACTGAAAAAGATATTGCAGAATGAAAAGTACATCGGTGATGCCCTTCTACAAAAAACATATACGGTTGATTTCCTTTCTAAAAAACGAGTCAAGAATAACGGCATTGTTCCCCAGTATTATGTGGAAAACAGCCATGAGCCTATCATTCCACGTGAGCTTTTTATGCAGGTTCAAGAAGAGATGGTTCGGAGAGCGAATCTTCGTGGCGGGAAAGGCGGTAAAAAGAGAGTTTATAGCAGCAAGTATGCTTTATCGAGTATTGTTTATTGCGGTCATTGCGGCGATATTTACCGACGGGTACATTGGAATAACCGAGGCTATAAGTCTATTGTCTGGAGATGCGTTAGCCGATTGGAGGAAAAAGGGTCTGAATGCACTGCCCCTACCATAAACGAGGAAACATTACAGACAGCAGTGGTCAGGGCTATTAACGAACTTTTGGCTAACAAAGAACCTTTCCTTTCAACATTACAGAAAAATATCGACACTATATTTAATGAAGAAAGTGATAATGATACGGATGAGCTTGATAGCAAGTTGGTAGAATTGCAGATAGAGCTTCTTAAACAGGCAAAGTCAAAAAATGACTACGATAATGTTGCTGATGAGATATACCGCCTTCGGGAGATGAAGCAAAATTCACTTGTAGAAAATGCCGAGCGTGAAGGAAAAAGGCAACGAATCGCTGAAATGACTGCTTTCTTAAATGAACAGTCTCACGAGTTAGAGGAGTATGATGAGCAGTTGGTAAGGCGGCTTATTGAAAAAGTTACGATCCGCGATGACAGGATTGAGGTGGAGTTTAAGTCAGGTGTGAAGATTGAAGAAATGATATAGATTATTGAGTCAACCGCAATTAAGGAAACTATCGCCTTTGGCGGTATTTCCTTCCTTTATATTTTTTGTGTTGAATATAGAACCTTATTGTGATAAAATATACGCTGATACAAATAAGAATTCAGGAGGAACCGAAACTATGACAGCCTCAATGCGTTTAAGATAAGCTGGCAATAAAAAAGGCAGAATCTATCCCCGATGATAGGCTTTTTTGTTGTGCTTATTTATACGATATTGAGCATTCATTAGTTGCGGTCAGAATATAGGTTATTTAACTATACCTTTATTTAACTGTGTCTTTAATATGAATGTTTCCAAATTGTATGTATG